ATGATTCCATAGATTCCGTTTGATTCTACCTTCTGTTTTTTGCCGTCAATCCATATCTCTAAACCATTAAAACGTCTTGGGCTAAGGTGGAACTCAAGTGCTTCTCTGGCATCGCTGATATAGTCGAAGTATTCGATACTCTCTGATCCGTCACGCCATTGCATTGTGAGCGCATATTGACTGAGCTTAGAGGTGAAGTCGGTTGTGGTTTCCCATCCGTGTTTTACTGTAATTTCCATAGTGTGTGTTGGTTGGTTAGATGTCAGTACCCTCTATACCTAGCGAGATACTGGCTGTGTAAAGATTGTCTTGCTGTAGGATCGCCCGATACTCATCGCGGGCGTTTTCTAGGCTATCAAAGACTTCATAGTGGTCTGCATAGGTGTCGCCCTCCCGTATGGTATAGGCAAGTATGTAAGATTTGTGCGTCATGTGATTAATTGGATTGAAGGATTTCTACTACCCAAGCGAGACCGTAGCTTGCGCCCGTGCCTAACTTGTAAAGCAATTCTGTTTCCGCTTGCTTGCGGGTTTCGTATCTTTCGGGAAACAATTTCCCGTCATATTTTTTAATAGCGTATTGAGTCATTTTATTCATCTATTTCCTTAGTCATATAGTGATGGATAGCCACAACCGTAATGGCTACCGCGATGGTATTGATTAATAATTCCATACAGGAAAACAAATGCCTCCGGCATGAGGGCGCAATACTTTTCTTCACAATCTTTTCACTTTGCGCTTGAAAGCCCGGCATGGATGCGCAATCTTTGAACCGTCAATTCTGACAATTCATTAACTATATACCAAAATTACCATGCAAATCAGCAAATTCAATAAGATCGACAAGTGCGTTTCCAAAGATTCAACCCGTCACGTTTTAACAAACCCGTACCTCATTTGCGACCGCGATGCCATGCCATTACCGCCCGTAAAGGATAAAGCGCAACTGGTAGCAACAGACGGTAAAAAGATGGTCGTATTACACGTCGATTCCACCCATCTAGACAAGAGTTGCAATAAGGTAGACAACACGTCGGGTATGGTTCCTGTCGACGCGATCAAGACAGCGCAACGCGATAAGTTAGCAACGGGCGTTTTGGGCGCAAATGGCAACGTTACCTTGCCAAGCGGTCAAACTTTCACCCGCGAAGAGTATACCTTTCCAAATGTCAAAGCTGTCTTTAATTCATCCCGCGATGAAACCAAAGTTCGCATCGGTTTGAATGCCAAGTTTCTTTACGAAATGGCACAAGCTCTAGGTAGTGATGAAGTAGTACTAGACATTACCGATCCAAGCCAAGGCATCCATGTTGCGCCCAACAATTCCAAAGGTAATGACGGGCGCGGAATCTTGATGCCTGTACGGTGTCAATAAACCGTTACCAGGTGTACCAAAACAAGCCCGCCACATGGCGGGTTTTTTTATTTGCATTTATTCACCGTTTTCCCGATATTCCCGCAATCGGGTAATTCCGCCCGTGTTACTATATCAAAATTATGTCATACGATTACTTGAAAAATTACCATGCAATCCGTGTGCGCTACCTTGGCGCAACTAATACCTTGGGCGCACGCGTCAAACTAGTAAGCGGGCGATTTGACCGCGACGCTGTCACCGTCGATCGGGATTACGAATCCCGCGACAGTTTACACGACGCTTACAAATGGCTGGTAGACCACGGGTTTACCGTCATCGGACAAGCGGAGTTAGACGACAACAGCGGTCTACTGCTTGTTGCGGAGTTTGAACAGTTGCGCGAGATTGAAAAATTGCGCCGTCGTGCCGGAGTGGGCGCAAACGGTTCCAAAAACCGCGACAATCATGACGCCATACGTCGCGAGCTTGGGCGCAAACTTCTACCAGCGGGTTTTTAGTCATGTCTTGGGTATACTTTATCTCACGTTGCTTGGATCATACCGTTGACCCGCATATTGCGCTCGAGTTTGCCGAGATCCGACAAGCGGTGCGCATGAATGATAAGGATGCGCTCGAGCGCTGTCTACAGAATTGCATCTAGCAAACCGATAGCAAACGGTAACAAGCCCGCTTTCGAGCGGGTTTTTTTTGTGCCCGTCGGCACCGTCAACCCGCAAATGTACCTGACACCGTCGCGCAACCATCATCCCCGACACCGTATACCGCAAACAAACCGCCCGAAAACGTCTTTAAACCGTAGTACATATACCTTAGACCGCATGAAGGATCCAAAACCGCTTGAATACTGAAAAAATGGAATGCCTGGTCAACGCCTGGTCAATGCCTGGTCAAACTTTGCGACCTCATAAGCCCGTCAGATATATCCTAAGCAAAAGAAGAAAAGCTTTATCGCGCATGAAGCAAACCGCCTAAATGCCGGCATGGATTAAAAGCCTGTGGAAGCATATGAAGTATTGACCCTATGATCTGGACTGCTAACTAGTGAACAAATGTGCAGTAGTGAACATATGTACACGGGTGGGGGCGGTCAGCTTTATTTTTTTTCTTTAAATTTGCTATACATAAGTACCCCTATAAAAAAGTGAGGACTTTACGGGGCTATTGACAGAATGTCAAGTATATGGTAGGGTGCTTTCTATGATTCATTTGAATGGTTATGATGGTAGTGAGGATGAGGTAGCTTTTGCGTACGTAGCGGATAAGGGAGAGTATCTAGTGGGTCAGGGTATACTGAAGAAGGTACAGGAGAGTACGAATGCAGAGGATTGCAGGGAGTATATTTGCGCGTACGTGGAGTTATGTAATATGTTAATGGCTAGGACTGTATACGTGGAGGCTACACAGGGATGAAGGAGTTAGCGTTGCGGGATAATGATGCGCTTAGTTTGCGCGTAGAGAAGGATCTGAAGGTTGTTTTGCAGGACGTACAGGGGTACTCCTCCATGCGGGACTTGGCTCATACAAAGCCGGAGACGTGGCTGGAGATCGCTGGATTGTTATGCAAGGGGGTAAGCCCCAGTAGGATATACAAGGACTACGGTGGGAACTACTACACGATTAGGAAGATACAGGCTCAGTTGGCGGAGTCCCCGGTTGCTGGGGATTTGAAGAGGGAGTTATGTACTCATTTGGTGGAGAACTTGCAGTACAACGCGGAGATTGCCCCGAAGTTGAACGACGCTATCCTGGAGAAGCTGGAGGCGGGCGAAGCGAGTACCATTGCTCTACCGGACTTGATTAAAGCCAAGCGGGAGTTAGGAGTGGATAACAAACTGGCTAATGAGACTATATCTCGTTTGCGTGGGGACAACGTACAGAAGATTGAGGTAACGCACAAGAACTACAACAAGGATGATTATCTGGCGGATTTAAAGCGCGTGGATGAGTTATCCGAGGAGGTTATTGATATTGAGGACTAAGCCAAAGAGAATATACCACCTTGGTATGGATCAGTACGGGGACGTACTGGAGATTGTAGATGGGTGGGTGACGGTGCGCATGGACGGTGAGGTAGGTACTAGGGTATACGAACCCGATGCCCCGTATATTATGGTGTTCATGGATAAGGAAGATAAGGATGTCTAATATTACACCGCATCCCATTCTGAGAGTACCAACCCGTGAGCAGTTGGAGGTACTTGCGCGGAAGGATGGGATAGAAGCGGTAGGTAAGTTACTAGAGAACCGAGAGGAGGCGATAAAACTAGCGCAGGATGACCCACTGAACCACGGGTTCGAGTTGGATGGTTGGAAGCACGCTGACAAGTTCCTGGAGACGGTGGATACTGTTTTTGTGAGCGGTGGTAACCGTAGCTCCAAGACGGAGTACGGAGCCAGGAGCGTAGTCCAAGCGGCCTTACAGAACCCCAATGCTGAGATTGTATGCTTCGCGCAGGACAACGATGCGTCCATCCGGGTGCAACAGCGGGCTGTTTACCGATATTTACCTCCAGAACTCAAGCAGAAGTCCAAATCCACGGTTGAGTACCTCAATTATACGGTCAAAAACGGTTTTACGGGAGGTAGTTTCATTCTACCCAACGGAAGTACGGTATATTTCCATACATATTCACAGTTCCAGGCCAATAGAAGTAAGTTCGAGGGTCTAGAGATTGGTAGTAGTACTCCAAAGTGGCATAATATCGGGTTGTGGTTGGATGAATACCTGGAGGACGGTGATTTGGTCAATACAATGCGCTTCAGATTGGCTACAAGGGACTCCAAGATGCTTTTGACCTTTACGCCCATTGACGGGTATACGCCCTTTGTAGCGGAGTTCCTGAAGAATTGCGAAACCTACCACTCCAGGGAAGCCGAGATGCTGGATGGGGAGACTGTACCCTATGTACAGTACAGTCACAATAAGGATGCCGGGATTGTGTTCTTTCATTCCCAGTTGAACCCATTCGGCGGGTACAAGCGTATCCGCAAGGAATTGAGGAACAGTTCCAGGGAGGAGATCATGACACGGGCTTACGGTATTCCGGTGAAGTCCATGAATACCCTGTTTCCGCAGTTTTCGACTGGTGTCCATGTTATTTCCGAACTACCTAAGATTACGCCCCAAACGCATACAGTGTACCAGGTGGTTGACCCCGCTGGAGCTAGGAACTATGTTGCGATCTGGGCAGCGGTGGATTCCAAGGGACACGTCACTGTACTAAGAGAGTGGCCGGATAGAGATACCTTTGGTCCCTGGGCTGAAGTAGGTGTAGGTGGCGGAGGCAAGGAGGTACGATGGAAGTTCTCGGACGCATCCAAAAAGCTGGGCTACGATGTACAGGCGTACGTTGATGAATTTGGTTTCATCGAAGAGGACCTGGGAATTGATGTTTTTGAACGCATCGGGGACTCCAGGTATTTTGCACGAGAGAATGAGGACAACCATGACCTGTTTGAGTCCTTTGCGGACAAGGGTATGTTCTTCGTTCCCAGTAGTGGCGTAGAGGTGGACGCAGGTCTAGCTGCATTGGATGAGTGGATGCGGTACAACACCGAAGCGGAGGTAGATGGAGCAAATCGTCCGATTCTACAAATACACGAGTCCTGTAAGAACCTAATATTTAGCATCATTAACTGGAGCAACTCCGGAAAGAAGGATGAACCCCTAAAGGACTTTATTGATTTACTAAGATATTTACGGATGCACAACGACGGACTTGGGCCGGACTTTGTGGATAGCCGCAACTTACAAACAACTACAAGAGGAAGTGGAGGATACTAATGGCAAAGAAAAGACTAACACAACTGGCTAAGGAACTAGATTGTCCCCTGGAGGAATTATACAATCTCGTAATCAACAACCTGAGCGAAGATATGGTTACTGGCTCCGGGAAAGCTATATGGATTAACGAACCCGGACAGATTATACTGGATGACCTAGTACCTATGCCCGTTATTTACAGAGGAGAGGTGCTGAGGGCGTGTCAAAACTCCAGTTATGTGTACACCCGACACCGGGATCGAGGTACTCGTGTACCCGTCAAGATACCCAAAAAGATGGAGGGTAAACTGATAGGCAAGATGATTTACTTCGAGGAAACACGTAATAACGGAGAGCTAAAGTACCACTGGGTAAAAAGGTAGTTGTCGTATATGTTAAAATTATAATTTACGATGCGAGAGGATACTATTTCTGAAGAACTGACTTACGTCGGCAAGACACCTAGCGTCAAAACACTACGCTACGCATACGACCAAACGGTTCTGGAACTGGAGGCGTATTTTGATCTTTGCCGTAATTCCTATGATGACCGCCGCAACTTTTGGCCCGGTAAAAGCCGGGATCTCCGAAAGCACGGTGCGGATGCGTTTCCCTTTGAGGGCGCAGCGGACATGGAGAGTCACGTCATCGACGAACGGATCACGAAACTTGTATCCGCATTTATGGCATCCCTGCGTCGCGCAAATGTCAGTGCCTATCCAGTAGAAGTAGGTGACATCGCCCGAAGTAAGGTAGTTTCTAATTTCATGAAGTGGATGGTGTCCTCCGGGTATATCCCCCGCTTCTACAAGGAGATGGAACTTGGGGCTAACTACCTCCTGGAGCGTGGTATTTTAATTACATATGTAGGCTGGCATCGTGAAGATAGACGATTTATTCAGAAGCTAAACCTGGATCAGATTGCTCAGATTTCCCCGCAACTAGCAGAAGCTATCGTAGATACAGTCAACGAGGAGGATGTTATTTCTTTGTTGATGAGTACATTTGAGGGCGTAACCAAAGCAAAAGCCAAGAAAGCATTACGCACTTTACGCAAAACAGGTGAGGCTGAACTACCTGTTATTCGCCGACAGATTGATGCGCCGGATGTAAAGACACTGGCTCCAGATGGAGACTTCATGTTTCCCCCATATGTAACCGATCCACAGAGAAGTCCATATTGCTTCTGGCGCACTTTTTATACCGCACAAGAACTGGAAAACAAGGTGCTTACCGATGGATGGGACGCTGGCTTCGTGGAGTACGTTATTGAACACTACCGAGGCGTAAACGTAGACAGTATTGAGCGCGAACAAGAGGGTCGTCGATCCATTAGTTTGACGGACAACGCCTACGAAGCGGAGGAGTTGATTGAAATCGTACACGGCTACCAACGCCTCATAGACGCAGAGGATGGTTCCGAAGGTATCTACGAGACTGTGTTCCACCGCAACTTTGATGGCGACGATGGCTTGGGTGTCCCTGGATACGCCAAGTTTGAGTTAATGAACGGGTACGAGGACTATCCTGTTGTAGTAACCAAGTTGTCCGAAGACAGCAAGCGTCTATACGATACTATGACAATTCCCGACATACTGCGGGGTATTCAGCATCAAGTAAAGGTGGAGCGCGATTCCAGAATTGACCGCAATAGTATTGCCACATTCCCGCCAATCATGCACCCAGTTGGGAACGCACCAAGTGACTGGGGACCAGGGAGAATGATTCCATACCGCCGGAAGGGTGAGATTGAGTTCGGACCCATCCCTTCCTACAACCCAGGTTCAGTAGAGATGGAGCAAACTATGGAACGCCAGGCGGACGCAATGGTGGGCTTGGACTTTGATGATCCCATCAGCCAAACTCGTCGTCAATTCCTGGTGGATAAGTATTTATCGCACTGCGCCGAGGTTCTTCGTATGTCCTTCCGTTGCTTCCAGCGTTTTGGACCCGATGAAATGTTCTTCCGCGTAACTGGTGTACCCGATGCGCAGTTATTTACTAAAGGCAACCCGGACGAAAACTTTGACATAGTAATTTCATATGACGTACTCAACACTGATCCCAAAGCTCAAGAAAATAAACTTAACCAGATTGTATCACTTACGCAGTTGGATCGCAATGGTCGGATCGACGTCAACAGACTTCTGGACGTGGTTGCGAGCAGCATTGACCCGGTTCTTGCGGACGCTATACTCCAACCTGCGGAACAAGCTCAGGAGCAAATAGTCAAACAAGTCACCGACGATTTAGCTAAGATATTTGCTGGTATCGAGATGCCCGCCCGTCCTAACGGTGCGCAAATCGCAATGGGACTCATCCAGCAATACGTACAACAACCGGACATCCAACAACGTATCCAGCAGGACGAAGCCTTTAGAGGTAGGCTGGAGAAGTACCAGGGACAGTACGTGTTCCAAATGCAACAACTTCAGAACGCGCAGATTGGTAGAATTGGCACACCACCCGCACAAATGGGTGAAGTTCAAACCCAACAGATACAGTAATGTCCGACAACCTATCTGTAACGCAGCAGGGTCAAAAACGATCCAAGGAAATGCAGGATTCCATCAACAAAATTGAGGTTGTTTCTGTATTAAACGAATTGGACATCGATCCGGGTTTAAAGGCTATTATGCTTGGGAATATCGACGTAGAAACTGGTGGCTCATTTGACATCAACCAGGTGGAGAAACTAGACCCCGGCACTACGAGAGATCCCGGCATTGGTTTATTTCAAAAAACCGGAGATACCTTAAAGGATTACCGAAAGTATCTCGAAAGAACCAAGAAGCCAAATAGTATTCGGGCGGAGATTGAATACTACACGGACTCGATTAAAGATCCCAACAGCCCGTCTGGTGTATACTTAGGTTCCGGGTATATGCAGGACTATCAAGAAATGTTTCAGGGTCGCCCAAGCGAGCCAAGGTTCCACAAAGGTTCAGGAATCGAAAAGCGGTACGAGCCAACATTTGAGGGTGTGCATGAGCATTTCGTAAATTTCATGATGAACCCAAGAGAAGAGGCACGAAAAAATACGATGCAAAAACGATATGACGCATCAGTTGATGCCTACTATAGATTCTTTAAGCCCGGCGGTGTTGGGGTGACAAAAATTGAGGATAAATAATCCATGGAAGAAGACATCAAGGCACTAAGCCAACACGAAGCGTTTGCACGTTTCATTCAAACAATAGAAGCAGCACGAGAAGAGTCCATACAGGATCTTAATGGGGCCAGCACTGAGGGTATACAACAGCTTGCTGGGCGCATCTGCGCGTATGACGACATCCTTGCAATCGTAAATTGGGGGTCGCTACGCAAACAACACCAACAATCACTTGTTTAGGGTGTTATAATTAATTTATCGCTATCGTCTAGCGTTGTAGGACGGACAACTTATGGAAGATAATCACTCAACCGCTAACGCCGAGGCGGAACCAAGTTCGGTGGACAATACATCAGTGGCGCAATTTGCAATGCGTCGCTTGGGAGAAAGCCAGGAGCCAGAGGTGGAAACACCAAGCACCGAGCCGGAACCCGAAGAATCGCAGGAGACAGAAGAAGTTGTAACGGAGACGGATGAGAGTTCTGAACCCGAAGCAACGGAATCCAACCCTGAAGAAGTTCTTTCACAGTTAGACCTCGACGATATGTCAGAGGACGAGTTACGTGAACTAGGTCAAAAACTAGGAAGCAAAGCCGTTGCTCGCTTTGGTGAACTCACCGCAAAACGCAAATCTGCCGAAGAGCAGTTAGCGAAATTGCAAGCGTCCATCAAGGAGAAGGAGAACGACCCACTTAGACCACAAGCGGAGGTTAAAAACAACCCCTACGAAAATATTGATAATATTGAAGGTCTACAGGTAAAAGCACAGGAAGTTGATTCCGTGATTGAGTGGGCTGAGGATTTGCTTTTTAATACCGATGGTTATGGCCCGGATGACGTTATCACAGAAGTGGAGGGCAAGGACTTAACAAAAGCGGATGTCAGAAAGGGATTACTTAATGCCCGGAAGAACCGCGATAAGTTCCTACCTGCGCAACTGAAAAAACTCCAATCCATAGAGGAAGGCAAACAGCTACGTTCAGCATTTGATGACAGAGCAAAGCAGGAACTTTCCTGGATGGATGGAGAAGATAACGACACACGTCAACGGTATCAATCCATGATTAACGACACCCGGTTTGACCAACTGGAAAAGTTGTTACCACCGGATGTATCCGCGCAACTTCCGTACCTAATGGCACACGCTGCCAATAGTATGTACGCAAGAAAACCCGTCCCAGGTAACAACTCCACTAGGTTAAACCCGCCAAGTCAACCGAATTCAACGGCGGCGCAACCGGAAAAGGTGCAGGGAAGTCGAGTAAAAACTATGAAGGATCTGACAAGTAGATTCCAAAAATCAGGCAAGAAGAGTGATTTCGTAACTCTCAGAACTCTACAATTACAAAACCGCTAATATCCTAATATCATGGCTGTATCTAATACATTCGACACTACAAATCCAGGATCGGCTGTTTCTAATCGTGAGGATCTGACAGATGTACTGTCCATCCTTGCGCCCGAAGAGACACCCGTCCTTTCATCCCTCAACAAGCAAAAAGCATCTGCTACATTTGTTGAGTGGACCGTTGACACACTAGCAACTCCTAACGCAGACGGCATCGCAGAAGGCGCGGACGTTTCTTCCTTTACGGACAAGTTCTCAGGACGCGCACGTCTTGGTAACTACGTACAGAAGTTCCGTCGTGACTATCTCGTTTCCGATCTTCAGGAAGCTGTTGACTCCGTTGGCCCAGCAAAGATTGCTCAAGCCGAAGCGAAGTCCATCCGCGAACTGAAACGTGACGTTGAGCTTGCTCTTTGTTCCGAGAACGACCGCCAACAAGAAAACGGTGCTGGTAATGCCTACAAGCTCCGTGGTCTTGGTAAGTGGATTGAGTCCTCTGCTAACACAGGTGGTGCTGGTGCATCTTCTGACATTCCAGATGACTTCAAGACACCCGCAAGCAGCATTAACGCTACTAGTAACGCACTTAGTGAAGGTGATTTCAACTCAGTTATTACCTCCATCTACCGCGAAACTGGTGCTGTTGATTCTCTGATGCTCATCGCTGACACTGCGCTTCGTCGTCAGATTTCTGACTACGCTCGCCTTGGTGACCAAACAGCTACCGTTCGTAATGTAAACTACGAAGGTGGTTCTGCGGAAATCAAGTTGTCCGTTGAGTTCTATCAGTCCGATCACGGTCTTGTTTCTATCGTAAACGCTAACCCTGACTGTATGCCCGCTACAGCGGTTCCAAACAACCAAGGTTACCTTGTTAACCCTGACTATGCTGGTATCCACGAACTGATCCCAATGGGTTCAACTCGTCTTCCAAACATGGGCGGTGGTGAGCGCGGTTATGTTGACTGCTCGCTTACTCTGGGTGTTTACCACCCACAAGCGCACGGTAAACTCACTGACGTAGCTTAATCTTAACAAAGGAGATATAATACTATGGCACGTTTAACTGTAAATGAAGCTGGCATGACTGGCTACACCGACGAAATCATCCTCACACCGGGTGACTTCACTACTGCTGCTGGTAATAGCACAACTGTTGTATCAATCCCAGTCAAGCAAGGCGACGTTATTGACGGAGCCGCTTTGAAAGTCGTTGACACATTTAGCACCGCAAGTCGTACCTTTAAGATTGGTACTGACTCCAATACAGGTGTAAATGACGACGATGGTTTGATTGTTGCTGTTCGTGTTGACCAGTCCAATATCGCTGCAAACACAGGCGCACGTCTGTCTATTGCTGGCGATGATTCGGCTGCTTCTGACACTGCCCGCGTAGTTTGCACGGGTGATGGAAACATCGACATCACTGCAAGTGGCGACATGAGCGGAGACACATCCGGTAAGGTTCGTGTCCTCCTGAGCATCAAGCGCATCGGTTAATTGATTCTGGTTGGGGGTGGCTGCGTAGCGGCCACTCCCTTCCTTTCAATCTATGGAAATTATTACTAAATTACCCCGCTACTCTGATGGCGAGGTGGACCGCGCCTTTATGAAGGAAATCAAAACTGGTTTCCGGATGGAGGCAGCACAGGCCGAGGACCGCGACAAGGAAGCCCGCAAGGAGGCTAACAAACTCAGGGGTAAAACACACCCTACTCTGGGCAAATGCGTGGCTGTAATGCACCCCAGGGACTTCTTCCGGCTGACAAACAAATACGGCCACAAGGAGGTACACTCAAAGGAGTTCCTCAAGTATTTCAATAAGAAGCACAAAGATCTGTCTCCAAACAACGCATAATGCAAACAAGAACATACGGCGACCTGTTTTCTCTAATTACCAATATGATCGGAGCCGTTGAACTGGCTGCGGATGAACAGACACAGGTCAAGAACTTCATCAACCGTAGGTTCCAGGAAGCCTTCGATACTAGCCCAGTATGGCCTCGGTATTTAGTTTCCTCCGAGGAGCGTAATATTTCAGCAATATTATTAAGTGGAGCAACGTCTAGTAGCGGTACTGATGCTAATACTATAAATTCAAGTTATATTCTTGCTGGAGTTGAAAGTGGTGCGAATGGATTAGCAAAGACTGGCTCAAACATTTATTATACAAGTCAGTCAGAACGTAGTGCCACTTTAATATCTGCAGGTGCTATGATGTATAGAGATGCATCATTAAGTGACACCTGGAGAATTTCAATGGGGGGTACGATTGCAGTTGCTACAGACGGAACCGTTTCCGTTGCATCAGAGGGAACCAATAAATACACAAGCCAAGTTGCAGATATTGACAATGTTCAGGACGTAGATTTTTTTGCCGCTGACAGTATAGCTAATGGAGGTAGACCGACTGCGGAAAATAAAAACTTAATTACTTACGAACAACCCAATAAAAATACAATAGGTGACTTCAATCGGATTCATCGAAAGGATGCTTTCTTAAATAACTCAGCTATTGAGTATGATTTCTTTGCTGATTCTGACGGAGCTAATATCCTAAATATAGTTAATACAACAGACAACACGGCCTTTGTAACTTACAAGAAGCAATTCACCCCGTTCTCTGTAACGAGTGATTTTTATAACTCAACAGCTACGGTTCCTGCTGAGTTCTTTAACTACATGGCGCACTCCGTGTACGCTGATTTCCTTCGGGTGCAAAATAAACAAGAAGAAGCTATAGCCGAAGAAGGAGTTGCCCAGAAGTACATAGCGCAAGAACTTGAAAAGGTGGATCTCCGTATGAACAACTCCACCATCAATAAACGATTTAATACCTACGTCTCTAGACAGAGCCGTTAACAACAATGATATAATACGAATATGGCAACTTCACGAAACAACGCCCTTGAGTTCTCCTCCGCCGGATCTATTATCCTGGATGGAACTAATCATGCTACCGCTGGTGCTGGAACATACGGAGCAATTCAATGCCTCAAGGATTCTACCATTTCCAGCGTAACCGTATCTGCTGCTGACATTGAGAACGCAGATGAACTTCATACGACATTTGGTGCTGGTACAATACTGTACGGACGCTTTACGGACGTAACGGTTGCGGCTGGTGGTTTAATCGCAGTACACAAGGTCTAATATGCACATCAGTCTGGATCAGGCACTAGGTAGAGAATCCTCGTCGCCTAGCAGAGTGGGTGACAGGCTCCTCCAGATAGCTGGTGGGGCTTCTGCTGCATATAGCCTTCGTTCACTTACAGGCAATGGCGGTAACGCAGTACGCATCCGCAGATCGTCTGATAACGTGGAGGTCAATGTAGGCTTTGATGGTAGTGGTGCAGTCTCGACGACATCACCTATTACCAATGTAACGGAGCCAACTACTTTAGATCTTGGAACAAGTTGGGTTGTAGCCACAGGATCAGCATCAAGCACTACGCTTTCGCCGCTGTACTCTTTGGCCGTTTCTGGAGCATCTAGTGGATTTCAGGTTCGTGTTCCTATAAACCAACCACCGATTCCCTCTGGGAATACTGTGACTGTCTCAACTGTTGTAACCTCCGTAACTGGTAGTTGGAGTATTTTCTTAGCGGATGCTGGAGGAAGTCCATCTTCTAATATAGCAACTATGGCTAATAGCGTTTCGCTTACAACAATTAATGCGAACTCAGCCTACATCTATATAAGAAGTAATGATTCTGCTGGAGCAATACAACTTGGTTTTGGTTTTGGAGCTTCGTACACAGTAGGAGATACAACGGATACAAACTTAGGTGACTTCATTAGTGGTACTGATGCTTTTGTTGTTACTTGGTACGACCAAAGCGGTAGCGGAAACGATGCAAGCCAAGACACGCTAAACGAGCAACCAAAGATTGCTGATAGTTCTAGCGGTCTCATTACAGATCCAAACGGAAGGACTACAATTTCTTTTGATGGATCAAATGATGATTTAGATTTACCAGATGTAATAACTAGTATCAATAGTGCAAGTGCTTTTAATGTCTGTCAAAACATTGGTTATTCATCGGGTACTGAAATCGCATTAGCCCTATCAAGGTTAAGCGGTGGTAATAGACGTTGGTATCTACCTTCACGAACCACTAATGGTTGGCATTTCAGTTATGGACCAGACTTTGGATCATCATCCGTGAGGCTTGTAGATGCGGCTGATACCGATGAAGCACAACATTTGTTTTCTGGTGTTGCGGGTAGCTCAACTGCGAAAGGATATTTTGATGGAGTTGAGAAGGTAAGTGTATCATCTGTTGATACATATTTATCACAAACAGCAGGTGGCATTGGAAGTCACGATGGAGGAAGTAACTGGGGAGGTAACATATCAGAGGTTGTTATTTATGCTTCTGACCAAACCGCATCCCTTTCCGATATACACGATAACATCAAAACGTACTACGACATTTCATAATGTATTTACTTTATACAACAGAAGAAGAGGCAATCTCTAGAGCAAGTGCGGAAGGACAGGCACAGGGTCTTTCTTTTTACGTCAATGGCTCTGGCAGTAAGTATGTTACTTCTCCAAAGATTACTAAAGCTCCATTAGTGGGTTCAGCCAAGTACGCATTGGAAGTATCTGACTATACGCTTACAGAAGAAGAACAAGCAGCTACTGTTTCTTCAGTAACATTTCCAACTCCAGAAGAATGATGGACGAACTAATCTCACGAGCCTCGCTTGGTGCAGGAGGATTCCTTGCAACAATCGGGCTTTCCGAAGTAAACGCTGTAGTTAGCCTGTTCGTAGGTCTAGCTACTTTGATGTATATGGGACTATCTATTTACAAGTTACTCAAGAAATGACCCCTGAACTTATATCATTGCTTGGTGGTGGGATCTCTGGCTTCGTTATGAAGCTCATAGCTGCACAAGCACAGAGCCAAGCTCGTCAGTTCGACAATATGCTGAAGAAGCAGGGAGTCGCTGATGACTCCGCTGACAGGGCTGCTGCCCGTGATACTGGAGTATGGGTACGGAGGTTCCTCGTAGGAGTGACCTTCTTTGCGATTGTAATAGCCCCATTCGTCCTTGCATTCACTAACGTGGACGTATCCATCCAGAAGGAAACAAACGGCTTCTTCGGGCTTCTGAAGGGCGTTAAATGGGATCAGGTCAGTGGATATGTTATACTACCTGAAGTACGGCAGACCGCTCTGGCTATTGTCGGATTTTACTTCGGATCATCCCAAGTTAAATGAATGAAGTCCTATCAATCATATCAGCTTTATGGCCGATCTTTGTCGGCTTTATTGGTCTAGTCATTGTACTAGCCAAAATGCACTACAACATCGAAACACTTACAGAAAAGGTCAAAGTCCTCTTTGATTTTCACAACAAACAAGATAAATAATGCCCTACTCTAAGTACAGTCCAAAACAAAAGCGTCTAGCTGCTGTTGCTCCTCCTCGTAAGAAAATTACTGGTGCTGACTTTAAGGCACTCAAAAAACGTAAGAAAAAATGAGGATTATACGTTACTGCCAGAAACCAACTAAAATGGTAAAACGGCGCAACTCAACCACAACTCAACGTAATGGCACAAAAAGCAAAAAGCGGAGGTAAGATATGCCCGGAAGGTAAAGCCTGGGCTAGACGTACATTTGACACCTACCCAAGTGCTTACGCTAACATGGCGGCGAGTAAATACTGCAAGGACCCCAACTACGCAAAGAAGGCCAAGGGTCGTAAACGAAAGGCTAAATAGTGGGACAACTCAAACAATGGCGCGAACAAAACTGGGTACGGATTGGAACAGATGGATCAATTAAAGGCCCTTGCGGAACTTCTAAGGATAAGAAAAATCCGGACCGCTGCTTACCGAAACGTAAGGCACTTAGCCTTACGAAAGCTGAACGAGCAGCTACAGCAAGAAAGAAGAAACGCGCAGGAGCCAAAGGAAAGACAGTTGTAGCAAACACACCACGAGCAAAGGTACGAAATGGCAAGTAACCCCAAGAAAACAATGCGGTGCGGAGAGGTCCGCCCATCTACACGATCCGGCAAGAAGATCATGAAACTGTATTGTGTAGGCGGGGAACGTAAACTCGTCCACGCTGGAGCCAAAGGTTACGGCCATAACTACTCCGACGCCGCCCGTAAGAGTTTCCGGGCTAGGCATAAATGCGACACCGCTAAACCGGGAACCGCTAAACACCTGGCTTGCACTGAGTTATGGAAGGGTAAGGGTGGCCGCAAGAAATCATCTCCCAAATCAAGAAAGGGTAAATACTAATGTCAGCTTCAAGCACTACAGTTAACTTTAACCTTAAGGATGCTGGTTACGCTAATTTCGCGAGCCAGACAATTACGTTTACACTCAAAAATGTAGGTGCAGATGTAAGTGCTACGGACTCTCCTGTTATTGGACGTGGTTCCGTATCGACTACATCAGACGCTAGTGGCAATGGTTCGTTGACAGTTTTTAATACAGGTTCATCCGATACTGGTACTTCCTATGATATTACCTTACCCGGTGGTGAACACGTTGAGGTAATTATACCAAGCAGTGCAGTAGGTGGAAGTATTGAACTGTCTACGTTGTTGAAGGATAACCAGGTTGATGCAACACCCGTCACAACCAGTGTTTACGATGCTGCCAGAAACAGGGCGAATCACTCCGGTGACCTTTCTCTCGATAGTTTACCTGGTGGTGCAATTACGGGGACATTGGCTATAGCAAACGGAGGAACGAACGCTTCCTCTGCATCAGCCGCTAGAACAAACCTTGATGCGCAACAACAACAGGATGTCCTTGATGATCTTGGAGCTTTGTCTGCTCCTTCCTCGGATGGGGAATTTATTGTAGCAACTGGTGCTGGTGCTTTTCAGTACGAGTCCGGATCAACGGTACGAACAAGTCTCGGCTTGGGGACAATCGCTACACAGGCATCTAATTCCGTTGACATTGATGGTGGGGCTATTGATGGTACGGTTATTGGTGCGAACTCAGCAGCAGCGGGTACTTTTGCGGCTGGTACATTTACATCAATTAGTGTATCCGATGGGGATATTACAAATGCTGGAGATGTAAACTGCGATGAAGTTTCCGTCGATGATGCTACGGTTGGTTTAAATGTAAACTTCAACGGTAATACTGGAACTAACAAAATATCCCTAACGGACAATCTAGCAAGTGCTTTGGATGTAACAGAAAGTAGCAACAGTTACTTAAAGTTCGTTACCACAAACTCTGGTGAAAAGATAGTATTCGGCAAGGATGTAGATGTATCTGGCGATCACGATATAATTATCGGCACAAGTACTGGAACAAAGATTGGTACTGCTACCAGCCAAAAGATTGGATTTTTTAATGCTACTCCTGTTGTCCAACAAAATGGAACTGGTGAAACAAGTGGAATTACTGGAGGATCGGGAACTACCGTTCACACTAATGCCACATTTACAGGTAACGTAGGAAGCACGGCATACACAATAAACGACATTGTTAAGGCACTCAAAAACCTTGGATTACTTGCTCAATAATGGCTGTATCTCACAGAACTAATCGGCTGAAGGTAATTGGGAATCCTTCTGTACAAAAACTACAGAATGATCGCTTCCGTTTAACCTTCAATATGACCCCATTGAACCCTCGTAATGATTGGTTCAATGATAACAAGGATCGTATATTTGCGGATTTTGGTACGCTGTCGTCCGCGGAGATGAGTGTAGATGGGATTAACCCAAGACACAAGGAAACGTACCCAAATATGCGTCTTATTGCTGCGGAGTCCGGCAACAGGAGTCGGGTTGAGGGCGGGCAATACATAATACAGTTCGTATACGAAACCCTAAGCAGTACCTTTGTACAGGTTAAGGACGACACTATTGACTACGAACTCAATGGACTGCGTAGAGTGCGCAGACAGAGTATTGCCGCAGCGGGTACTGATTTCCAAAAAACAGTTGGTACGACAACCATCACTAGCCAAATCGACGATGAGGCCGCTGTAACGCTCTTCCTGTCCTCTTATGAGGTGGATGATACCGATGCCTCCAGAACCGTAGAGGAGACGTATATAGAGGCTGGCACGCTCAGTGTAAGCACCAGGCAACTATCTGAAGGTGTACAGCAGGAAACGAAGGAGTTTCTTGTAACGGAGGGTACAACTACTGGGCCAATCATTAGCCGCACAACGGACAACTTCTTGGGGCTAAAGAGAATTACGGTCACCACAATGCAGGACAAAAACGGCAACAGTATTGTTGGCTCGGACCCTAATCTTGTTAGTGAGTACAAAACATTTAGACCCTTTCAGTATCCTGGAGTTGTTCGTTTTTCGGTATCGGAGACGGATAACCGAATCGTTAGGATCAATGAGGTAATTGAAAGACCACCCGCTCAAGCCGATGTTTTGTGTACAGTATATGAGTTTTTCCAAACTTCACCAAACATTGTTGCAGCGGATTACACATATCAAAGTGCAGATGGTCTATGGAGTCCAAATAACTGGGCATCTTCAACCATATCCATAGCTGGCTCCGAGGGTGGCGTAAACATAACAAAGGGATACCGAGGATACAGAACCTCAACTGATAGTGTATCCGGGTCAGTGTCTCAGCAGGTGTTTGCGTTTGCGGCTGCTCTTATTAACAACAAGGTCATTGCTGCCAACGAAACCTCGATTAGCTACAGTGTAACTACTGAAAAAGGCCCGCCAGACCCTATTGGTAATCAATATGTACTATCCGCTTCAATAAAGCCCGCTTTCAACGACATTAACGGTACTAATTACTACAAAAAAACAATCATAGTAACGGATGCTATACCCGACCAAGTAGCTACCGCCAGCCTACCATATAGTTAATGAGCGAGGATACGTACAGAGAACATGGGGACAGAACTCCGCATGGGGAGAGATCCCCACACGGGGAGAGATCTTCGCATGGTGATATGACTGGACGAGGAGGCCCTAGTGCGCTGGATATAGAAAACCAAGCATCCAAGGAACGTCAGGAAAAGTCCAGGGAAGAAGGTAAAAACCGTAGAGCCGCCCGAAAAGCCGAAAAAGAAGAACTCGCAAAAGCTACGAGTACGAGTGAAAGACGGGAGATCCGGGAAAAGTTTGATAACATACAATCTAAGATCGAAGAGGGGGCAATCTTTGATGTCACCACGGGAGAGTTAAGCACCAATCAATCTTCACTTAAAGAAACCATAGACGACGATAGTATTGATTCCAGGGGTGAACTTGATGATCTCCTAACTGGAACTGTTATTGAAGTTTTTGATGTCGTTCAGTCTGACAACACCGCTGGAACCAGAAACTTCCTAGTATCACCAGCTTAAACCCGATGCCTAATCCTATCCTCAGAGCAGGTCCATTTGCCTCATCGTCGGACAGTTTTCTAGATGAGCCAGACCCCATTGTGGCAACTACGGTTCCCGTGAACTGTGCTACAAATGATTGGGCGAATGATACTTGGAAGGCGTACACCGAAGTATTGACTGTTTCAGGAGGAGTGACTGATCCGAACGGAGAGGACCGTGAGGACTACGAAGGAACATTGCCTGATTCGTTTAGTTACAATATAAGTAGCGTAGGAAATCAGTCAGGTAGAATACAATTTGCTTTCAGGTATCAAGCAGCGGTTGATTTTGATATTAACGTAGATGCTGAGGCTAATGCAGACGGGAATCTTCAATCCGCATCCGCAAGTGTACAAGTTTCAGTTAATGGGACACTTGTTGTGGATGAACAAGTCTCAAGCTCTGGAGCAGTTTCCGCATCATACGATAATGATATTACGTTGCCAGCTTCGGTGACTCCTGCATTAGTTGCTATCATTGTGTCCTCAAGCACGAACCCAACTGGACCAGTAACAACATCAGCAGATGCTTCACTTGAGATCTCACTACCTACTTAACTTTTTTTACACTTACTAACACTGTATGATATAATATTACTATGGCTTTAGGAATTTCACAAGACCGGGCAGTACAAGCCCTTTTAGGCAAGCAGGATCAAGATTTAATGGATTCAGCGGTTTCTGCTGGTGCGTCTCCAGAGTTGCTAGGCTCAGTGTTCAATGCACTCGCTGGGCCTAATGTTAACTACGATACACAATCTGGTAATCTTACCACCAGGGGGCCACAACGCCAAGGGACTCCGGTTCCTCCTAGGTTCGACGCAGTGAAAGAGGTTGCGGGGGCAAACTCTAGGCCCGTTACTTTGAATATGCCTATACCTGATTTTACACAGGAACGATACTCCTTTGCTGACGATCCCATGAAGGTACAACCACAGGACCCGGCGAACATACCATACAATTTTACGGAATTTACGAACCTTGACAATATAATGTTCGGTATACAGAATCCGTTTGTTTTCAATACCGCAGTAGAGCCTCCTGCCCCAACAACACAAGAGCAATTAGAGAAAGCGATGCAAGAGGGTACTCTGCGGGATGTCGGTGTTGTACCTGTAGAACGAGGTATTCCAGAACTAGCCAATAACCCATTTGTACCAGGTCAAGGCACTGTACTACAAGAACCAGACAAACGTGCGATCATCAATCAAACAATGTCGCAAGCTGGTGTTCCACAACTAGACAAACAAATCCTTGGGGCTATACAACCAGTCATCAATCCAGCCGAAGCTCAGCCTGCTACACAAACTGTATCTGAGTTCTTAGCACAAAGGGATATACCAACTCCTCGGCCTACATTACCGGAGGGCGTACAGCCCGGTAGCCCACAGGCGGCATTCCTAGAGATGCAACAGCGCGGTTTGCTGACTGACGAGGAAATCAAAAAGGGAGAACTTTTGGCCGAAAGAATGGGTACAACCTTCAGCCCCGAAACGGGCTTTAGCCGTGATCCATTCTTACAGGCGCAAGAGCAACAAGCACAAGTTGATGCCAGCCGACAAGCAAGCCTTATGGGTCGTCCAATGGAAGGTCAGAGCTACGCACAATTTATGCGTTACGAGGATCAGCCAATCCAGCGCACTGAGCAGTTTGTTGAACCCGGTACAGGTCGTTTACGTCGTAGAGCAACCCCGGAGGCTACGCGACTCATGCGGGAAGCGGGCTTTGATATTCCCGAAGGCGTTCAACCACTCGCCCCTGAGTATATGGGCGCAGAGATGGCCTCACAGGAGTTACAGGGTCGCCTGGAACAACGAGCCATTGAACGCGAAAGAGAACGCAATGAAAGACTTTTTGGTACACCGAAGGATGATACTGAGTTATCATTTGGGGACGCTAAGAAACAAGCTAAGTCCGAATTGATACAAAGAGGCTTCAAGGACCCAACTGCACAGCAAATAAATGCCGTTGCTCGCGGGTTACAGCAAGAAGCCAAGAAGGAACCCGTAATCTTTGAACAAAGCGGAAAACTGTTGATTACTGACAAGGATGGCGTAACGAGATCCCTTGGTAACATATCGGATGGCGTTAGTTTAGACGACCAGGTTGCATTACGGAAACTGGGCTTGGACATAGATCGGTTTAACTACGAGCAAGAACAGGATAAACTTGAACGAGACGAGTTAAAGGAACGGTCCAAGATTGCTTCCATCTACAAGGTAGGTGACCTCCTGCGCCAAAACGCAGTTATTCAACGCGCCGCCGAACAAGCAGGAAAGGATGCGGGCCTCCTTACGGCTGGTCCCTTGGGTCTTTTCTTTAGTTTCGTTCCCGGAAGTAAAGCCTTTGACCAAGCAAAAGTCATTAAAACACTACAGGCGGATGCTGCGTTCTCCACCCTCCAGGCACTCCGCGATAGCAATGAAAGTGGTGCTTCCGGACTTGGGCAGGTTTCCAATATTGAGTTGGACTTGTTGATGAACTCAAGAACCGCACTTGCACAGGGTCAATCACCGGAGCGTTTCCGCGAAAACCTCAAGGCGTACATGGAGCAACGCAAAAGGAGTCTTATGAATGTTTACGACGCCTTCATCATTAGTCATGGCGAAGAGGCCGCAAACCAGGCATTTAAGGTATCCAGCCGCGATGAACTGTCGCAGAATCTTGGTGGTGACGGTTTAAGTGAAGGGTTAGGTACAAGTGCTACTTCTACTACGGTATCGGACCCAGCTTCGGGTGCAAATTACACGATTGAGCAAATTTAGTAACGTAACGCAATATGGCAAAATACAGACTTACCAATCCGCAGGGCGTACAGATTACCGTGACTGGTGAACGACCTCCTTCTGCGGAGGCTGTACCCCAAATGTTTGCAGCCGCACGACAACAAGCCATCCAAAACCTCAAGGAAGGGGATTTCGTGATGGATGAGGACTACGAAAAGGTAGATAAGCAGGAAAGACGACGCAGAATCAAAGCCCTATCCGCGAGGGCATTGAATGTACCCGAAAACCAGTTGGACACCACTTCGGGTATGGACTTCAAGGAGCGTACCTTAGTCATGGCACTCCCGGATGACAAGTCCAAGATTGAGTACCTGGAGAAACGCTACGGCAATGAAAACGTAGCCCAACTGAACATCAAGGGTGACCCGAAGTTGTTTTTCCGTAACCCAAGCACCAATAAGATGACTATGGTGGACGAATTGGGGACTTCCTTCGAGGACTTTACCTCCGATATATTTCGCCCGGTTGCACAAGCCGTTGGGGGAACCGTTGGCGCACTTGTGGGTTCAGGGGTTGGGCCAGCAGGTACGGTAGGTGGTGCTGCTGTAGGTACAGGTATAGCGGGTGGTTTGGTTAATGTCGCAGCCCAGGTCCTAGCCCAGCAGGATGTTGAACTCGGTAAGATTGCGAAAAAGAACAGCGTAGAAGCTGCTATTGGTATACCGATAGACATAGCCACAATGGGTATAGGCAGATTCGTTGGTGCTAGAATTGCTGGAAAAAAAGCAGCCAAAGCAATCGTCGGCGAAGTGGATAAAGCCCTGGATACACTAAACAAATCCAAGATCGTTCAGGAAACCATAGGTGACATAAAAGCACCTCCCGCTATACGAACGGGTGTAGGTTCGCGACAAGCTAGTGAAATCGCTGCTGCACGTCCTACCTCTAAGTTAGCGTCCCAGTTGAGTGACTTGCGGGACAAATTGTTTGCTTACAAGGAATTAGCTACCGGGAGTAAACTAGTGGATGCCAATAAGGATAAGTTCATCGCTGCATCCGAAAGTTTTACGGAATCCTACAAGCGAGTTCTTAATGAAATTGCTGAAGTTGACCCCAGTATTGCTAAGATACTAAAGGACGAGTTAGGCGAAACGGCGGCCCGCTTGTCGGTTCCAGCGGCTAGTAAAACACAAACAGGCAAAACTATCCGCGAGTTGTTGCAACCTGGAGTAACTGATATTAGCAACATCAACAACGCGAACTTCAATGCTCTGCGTTCCATTGCAAGAGGTCGCACAGTTCCAATCGAGCGTTTCATTGATGCCGTCGAAGCCGCTAAAAAGGATTTTGATGTTCTCGATGAACCCCAAAGTAAAGCCCTCGTCCAGAAACTAAAAAAAATCATGGATGGTGAACCCGGTGAGCCTACGGGGTTAGTGGACGAGTTCGGTAATGACATCCTGGGGCCGGGTACACCGGGACGTACGGATATTAGTTTCCAGGAGTTCCGCGAGTATCTGGACATCATCAATGACATTATTAGTTCCAATAAGGAAGCTGGTTTTGCGGCAAATGAACGTGTAGCATCTAGGGTTATGGATAAGTTGCGTGGTTTGCGCGATGACATAACACAAGGTGACCCAGAGCTAGGGGAGGCGTTTGAAACCGCTATGGACTTCTACCAGAACACTTACCTCGCTACCAAGCGTGGTGGAGTAGGTGCAGCCCTTAAGGAAAAACTGGCCGCGGATGCTTTGACTGACACTCAGGTAGTATCTCGTATACTTAATGACCCAACCAACATCTCAGAGGCGTTGCGTATTGCTGGACAAGCAGGTAATGAAGCCGGGTTGCGTTCCGCATTACAGAAACAGTACCTCAACGACATCGGCCTAGTAACGGGTGACACCGTGGACTTGAAGAGTATTCGTTTTGACGAAGATATTGTACGCGTGTTGTTTGGGGACAACCAAGTACGCGCACTACAAAACCTACAAAAGAGACTCCAGCAGTCCAAGGTTAAGTTCGGGGACATCAAGGAGAATGAAATAGCGGAACTTTTTTCTGCCTTCAGTACGGATGCACAAAAGGCCGTTATGGATAAAATCCTCAAACGTATGGCGTTGGGGAGAAAGAAGAATGAGTTACTCAACGCTACACTACTGAAGAAACTCCTCCCTCGTCGTGGCGAAAACGGTGAGTTCCTTGAACCCGAAATGACGGGATTTGACTTAGCGCGGTTTGCTGAAAGATTCGTGGACGCGGACCCATCTGCTGTTAGACGTTCAATGCAAGCCCTCAAGGACCAGGGAAGCCCGGAGGCCGTACAAGCATTTGAGCAAGCGTTTATCGACAAATTATTTGCTAAGTTTGCGTCCAATGCCCAGACGGATCGTTTTGGTAATTTACTCTGGAACCCGGAGGCTTTTTCGAGAGAGGTACGCCCCGGTACTGCTATCTTCCAAAATATGCAAACTGTACTTGGGAAAAAGGGAGCAGCGGAGATGCGTGGCGCAAATCGCATCCTACAGGAAGGTGCAGAAACCAGAGGTGCTAGTGTTCAACAGATATTCCAGCCCCGTTACTCTCTTACTAGGGGTGGGGTTCAGTTATACGGTGTAGGTAATCTTATCGGTGGTTTGCGGGGACGCGCCCTAGCGTGGGCATACAAGTCCGGTGTGGGTTCACGTTACATGAGGTTCATTGCTAACCGAGGTACGGAGACAGAATCCCTGGATGCGTTCCGTAAAATTGTTTTGCCAATGACGGCAGCCCCAAAGGGAGTGTCCGCCGCCGCTATATCGGAATCCGTGGACGCGGACTTTGGTGCTAAGATCCAACCGCTGTTTACTCCAGAGGAGGAGGAATAAAACAACCCCCCTGGTTTCCCAAGGGGGCTGAGTATAACACATACACAAATGCCCGATCCAAGTTTCAGCGTAACTGTCGGGCGCAGCTACTACCAGGGAAATGAACAAACCCTGCCGGAGCCTTGGTACTCCAAACTTTCATTACACTACGAAACAACTTTGTACGGTTGTCAGCGTTAGTGCAAGCATAAATTTCATCTTTTTTTGCACCCAGTTTTTCGAGTATCTCGATCTGTTCCTCTGCGAGATAGTTGTTCTTGAATCGCTTGCAGAGTTGGTTGAGTCCAACTGGATGTAAAACATACCCCGTCCTTGCACAAGTATTTTGCTCCAGGAAGTCCGCTATGCGTCTTAATATCTCCGGGAGGGATAAGGTACGCGCAACGAGAGAAAGACGCTTGTAGGCCCTCTCAACGCGCCCTAGCAGTGTATTTGCCTCCGATGATATGACTCCACGGACTAATCCGGTTTCGTGGTCGTGATCCACTACGGGCTTGAAGTCCCGGATGCCCAATAGCGGGCAATATTCCGGTGTATTCTCCTCCCTCCAGGGTTTTAGTTTATTTTGTGATAAGTACATAAGATTGGCGCAGACCCAGCCAGGGTTGGTGTTGATTCTACTACCCTATCGTCTGGTTGATTGTTAGGGCTGGTGTCTGCATAAAGTTATATTAATTTATAGGTCTTGATTAAGGCGGTCTAAGTCACCATCATTATGCTCGTCCCCCATCATCCTGTCGATGTCCTCTCTGGTACTAGCCCAGCCGACCATAGACAGTAGCCAGTCCAGACGTTCCTTGTCCTTGCGGAGTTCAGCGTTCTCCTCGTGCATCCTGTGCCTGTTGCTGTGGCTATGTGTTCCTGTATCGCTCATTGTTTATACTGTTTAGTGTTTTAATAATTTGTGGAGGTGGCTGGAGTCAACCCCGCAAGTCGACCCCGCAAGTCACCCCCTAGGTTATACGCCGCACATCCCTTCGCATTCAGCCTTGAAGTCCCATACCTGCTGGCCCTTGTCCTCGTCCGAATCAAAGTCAATTTCATCAAGCGGTTTGCATTGGCTATGCAGATAAACCTCCATTTTTAGGGCTGAGTCCCGCCGAGATAGTTCACGTAACTCCTTGTCGAACTTAACGGCTCTTTGGAACTCGTGTGGCTCATCGTCACGCAACCTGCGCCATTCGGTGTCATTATGGAAAGGGCAATATACGCAAGCCGAGCGGGGTGGCTCAGGGAATCCATTATCGGCCATCCATTTGATGCAATCATGTCGATGTATTTTTCTCTCAATCAATGGATGCCTAAGCTGGGTCCACGGCAACCTAGCCTCCTTCATTCTTTGTATCTCATCCCACGATATACCAATCCATTGAGTGACCTTTAGCTCTTTCTCTCCGCGATCTATACCACAAAGTTCCTTGATTTTCTTTTCCATGACTCGTATCTTGTAGTCAGAGGTGCAACTTCGACCTATCGCCGCAGTTTTACTCCCATCGGGCATCAATCCAAATACGGGAATGATTCGCTTCATGTATTCTTCCCCCTCCTTGTAGTTCTTTGCGCGAGCAGTAGCTACAGCTGGAGTCAATGAATCATCCGTAAGATTACCCTTGGTGACACGATGCACGGGAAATGGAAGTTCTCCCTCCAGCCAATCAAGCCAGTCATAAACGGACTGCGGTTCCGCTTGTGTATCCGCAAATATAGCAAAGTCCGGCATCGGAGTTATCTCACCCTTAGCTGCCATAAGTGCTAGTGCCGAAGACTGGACACCAGCCCCTAAATTCAAGACGTTCCACTTAGTTGCTTCCGGTGGCTGTAGAAATGTGTATTCCTGAGTTATCATAATAAATTGTGAAGGTGACTGGAGTCGACCCCTAAGAGTTCTTCCATTCCAAGTATTCTTCCCATGCTTTCTGGGAAACGGTGTAATGCCCCCCGGTGTCCTTGCACTGGAACTGGTGGCGCGGTGTACCTGCGGCTGTAATTGTCCGGCGAACCTTGCGCACCTGGTCCGTTCCGGTAAACGGTGATGTCCACTTGTCGTGTCCGTTGAGTACACCGACATGAGTCTTGGGTGCGTGGTAGGCTTGTAGCTTCTTCCAGACGCGCTCCAGGAGGTTCACGTCCTGCTTACAATACTTGACCATCTTAGCCATAGCCTTTGGGCAGTTATCCAGGAGTATGTCCTTCCACATACCGAACTCCGTATGTATCTTGCCCTCCCCGAAGAGGTACTTGCCCAAGTAATCCAATCTATTGGAGTTAAACCCGAACCTGCGTTTAGCGATCACTAGGGTATCTACGGTCTTCCATATTGGCGCGGGGTCCAGACCATGTACGACACAACGACCATTGAAGAACTTAATATCGAACTTATCTCCGTTGTGGGCAATTAGTTCATCCGCCTTCAACGCTACCTCCATAAAGTCCCGGCACAGCTTGGAGTCATCGCCATTATCCCACTCCAGGTGGTGGACTTGCTTAGAACCCTCCCACTTGTAGCATATACAGATAATACCTCGTTCCTGGATGATGTTATCATGCGGAATGGATAAACGGTAGCCCGGCCTCCAGAACAGTCCTACGTTTGGTGAAGTCTCTATGTCCCATATAAGTCTATTGATCTTTTTCATATTCTATAGCTGTTTTAATGTGATAGCATTGTTGAGATTGTTTGCCCCTAAGATGATCCGGCCTACGTCGTCTTATGTAATCCTCGCAACTGCACTCGCCAAAACCCCCACACTCATCTAGATCGACAAGGTGGGGGTCCGGGGATGTACGCGATGGAATGATAAAACGCCTTTGTTCCAGGTGAACTATATCAGGTAGCCTTTGCTCCTTGCCCATTTGGGTCCTCGTCCTCGGTTTGCGCCGAAATGGATGTCGTCATGGCACGAACGGCATACCGCCAGGAAAAGGGTCGCGTCATTTGTATTGCGTCCTCTTCCGTGTTTATGGTGGATGTCCGTAGCCGATTTGGGTCGTTGGACACCCTCGGAGATGCACACCTCGCAGTGTGGGTTCTCCTGGAGATAAGATTTGCGCTCCTTAGCATATATACGAAGTTGTTTGCTTTTCTCTTTCGAGACTTTACGCAAAGGGGTTCTCTTCATGCATATCAATAAGGTAGTCGATCACCTCGCGCAAATCGTCAAGACGCTCAACTTCCCCGCATAGGGTTGCTCCTGCACGATTGGAGACGTGGATGTAATCCAGTTCGCCATCCAGGTCGTACATATAATCAATACTTAACTGATTGTCCTGTATGTACCGGAATCGGTCATCGTAGGTCAGGTCCGCAACCTCTAAAGCTGCTCCAACTTCCTCGACAATGATATACGGATTGGGGTATCCCAATTCTCCGTACTGCATTATAGCTACATTGTCACTTAAATCCAAACCAATTACTTGGCGGTGGTTGTCTGTTTCTTCGGTGTGTATTTTGATTTTTTTCATAATTAAAACGGGTTTTCAACTTGTACATAGGTTTTGACGGGTGGTGGTTCTTTTGTCAAGTTAAACTTGCGACAAAACTTGTGGAACCAAATATCACGAAATACCGTATTACCAGTAGCTCTTTGTTTGGAGATGTATATCTTACCGTCCGGCTCATCGTCGTCCGGCCATCCCCGTGCTTCCGTTTCGCGTTCCTTGTTCTTGTTGCGCCAAACGGATACGACATTGTGTGCCGCCCCGCCGATACCCTGACCGCCCAGAACGTCCTCTACATCCGGAACGTGGTCATTACCGCGCTTTTTTGCATCCGCATGGCAAATCAACAGCATAGAGGTATCGTTATTGACGCAGAACTTCGCCGCTTGCTTGGCAACTAAGTCCGTACCTTCAGCGTCACCTTTCTTAGTGATGTGCATCAGTGCGTCCACTACGAAGAAGTCGCACCCAAACCGCTTGTTAGCGTACAGGAAGTCCTCTTTGAGTGTAGACCACGAAGCGGTCGTATCCTCATCGCTCTCAATAAACCATAACTTATCCTCAAATACCTTGAGTGCCTCCGTGAAGGTATCCGCTTGCGGGGATCTCCCGAAGTGCATCCACATGAGGTTAAACAACATATTTTTTGCGGGAATCTCGAAGGAAGCAATACATACCCGCCTGTTGTTTTCCATCATCTCATGAAGAACCATCTGGTAAACGCATTGTGATTTACCATGACCAGGGTATCCGGTAACAACCGTCATTTCACCGTGCCTAAAACGAAATGGTAACTCCGGCCAAATGAAGTTATTACTTTCGCTTTCCTGCTTGAATCGCTCAATCTCTTCAGCAATCCCACCAGTGAACTCCGACACTGATCGCAACTGCTTGGGATCATAAGTCTTAGCCTCATCTAGTAATTGCGAGAAGTCCGGCTTACCGTGTTCCTTGGATTGCAGGTAATCGTTAGCATCCTTGTAGCCACTTGGTAGGGACACGCGAAAACAACGGGTTAAACCTAAACGCTTGGCTATCTTCTGGGCAGCTTGCTCCCCGGCTGTATCCATGTCCGTAAGGATGTATATCTTCTCGAACTGCTGTAACCTTTCGTAGTCGTTATTTATCCAGTCAAGGTTACTTGCGCCCGTAGGCATGGACAAGGTAGGGATGTCCGGACACATCTGGTCTACGCTCATAGCGTCAACCTCGCCCTCGGTAATCAGAACTGCGGTAGTGTTGTCATCCACCAGCCAATGTCCCCATAGGGTTGCGTACTGCGGAACCGTGCTACCGATTTCTTTCTTTCCGTCCTGGCGTTCTATACCCAACCATTTGTACATTACAATATCCGAGGTACTGTCTGTATATACAAACCGTATGTACTCATCATTCCACCTTACTTGTTTACTTGGTGGTAAGTCATCTTTGGTCAAACGACGTAGCTTATATTTGCTCATCGTCTGCTCCTGGATGCCTCGGCTGGTAAGGTATTCGTATGGCTTAGTCCCACGCATGGAGTGACAAACCAAGTCCGGCTTCTTGGGTTTCGGCTTCGGCGCAATGGTTTTTACGTCCGATATGCCACACGTTTTCTTTACATAAGCCAAGGTGTCCGCCCAGGAACCACCCAGCTTGCGGTGTAGCAGTTGTACCACATTCAAGGACTCATCCGTAGCCCTGTCCTTGGCAAAGAAAATACCACCTCTACCTCGGAATACTCCAGTCGACTTCCCCGGATTGCCATCCAAGTCACCCATGCTCCAAGAAGCACCGGACTTTTTAGCCTCCGAGAAGTGTTCCGCCATAACGGAATCCATGCGATCAGATAACGCACGGCATAGTTCATCAGGTGTAGCCATTATGCGAGTGGACTGATGAAGCAGGGTGTACGGTCACCGACCCAAGCACCTAGTTGGTTGTACTCAAAAAACTCAATGGCTTCGTCGTAACCCATACCGTCATCACGGTGACGTTGAAGCACCTTGTCCTTGTCGTAGCACACGATGGGTTCCATACCAAAGCGTTCTACAATTCCTACGATACAATCATCGTAACCATCCATCGTTAACATTCCGTTATCCATTTCCATAGCGTTTATTTTTTTAGGTTTTCGATTGCTACCCTAACAGCGGAGTTTACGCCATTGAGGTAGATGAGAGAGGTTTCGGGTAACTTTCGCAATTCATCGCGCAAATCTTCGGAGTCCAAAATACTAAGTGCAGTCTCCAAGGCGTTCATAGCTTTTTCAATGTTCTTCATTTGTCCGGGGATGTTTCTATCAGGTTTTTCCAAAAGTCAGTTGTTTGGGGTTCAAAAGAAATTAGACCACGCATTCGGGCGATCTCAATAGTTTGTTTATAAATAGTGTGAAACTGATTGCTTAAATGTTTATCTTCCGGTGTATCGGATCGGGGTGTAGACATATAAGTATCAATGATTTCGTCTGGACTCATCTTCGAGTTTCCTTTCTAAGTTTGCCATCGCTCTCCATGCTACCGCCACCCAGTCTTCTTCAAGAAGGTGTCGCATCATAGCATCAAGTTCGTCTTGGGATTTACTTTTATCCCAATGGACTGGGGTTCCGGGGTGATGTTGCTCGTTGCCCACCCACGAGTGATGAGCAACGGCAGACATAGCGCGAGGGAAGTAAGCAACAAACCCGCTATATACGGGAATGTTCTTACGTTCCTGTGAATCACTAGGTAAGAAGTTGTGATCCATTATTCAGTTTTTCGCGTACACTTACGACCAAATCGGCATGAAGTTGATGTAACTCCAGTACCTTGTTGGCGACCTGCTCCTTGGAGTAAGCCCCTGAGCCGTTGTCAGCTTGTACCTCTTGGATTGCTAAAGCCAGATTGGTAGCTATGAAGCCCGGCAGGGGATCGTATTCCTTACGGGCAGGTGCGCTGGTGGTTGATCCACCTGTAGGCGCAAAGCCTTCGGACACCTTACTGATCTTTCGTAGGTTGCCATCATCCCAGCACTCCTTAATTTCTACTGTATCACCTACAGCGTAAGGTGGCGGGAAGCTCTTGGCGTTGACTGTACCCTTTTTACCATTATCCAAAACGACCCGTACTTTAAACAGATCGTTGTATTTTTTACCAGTATCCTGGATAGATGTTACTTTTGCTGTTTCCATAAAATTAAACTTCCCAACCTTTCATTGTTCTGGCTACGTCCCTAATTGCGCGAAACGCATTGATGCCCTGTACTTGATCCAACGCTTTCCAACGCTTTGGGTAAACCTTTCCGGTGTTTGTGCAAATACAGATAGATATTATATCGGGTCTAAACTCAAGGTTATAACGCTCCTGCACCCACTCGGATTCAATAGCTAGTTGCATACAGTCCTTGAACCAGAACTTACCAGACCCCTTACAAGCGCGGAACTTGTAGTCCAATAAAACGGTATCATCTCCAATCTTAGCAATCAGATCCACTGTCCCTGCACACGCATCGTCATGGCTGTACTGTATACTTTCGGACAATTCCGGCTCCAGTTCCCAATCATCAAATAACTCAATTACACCGGAACATATCTCCGCGTAAGGGTTATTCTCGTCTTCTTCACCATTTCCCCAGTCCTCCATGTACTTGTGGGCATTGGTTCCGAATTCCGCACTAGGTATGGCAATCTTCTGATCTGGACACCTGCGCATACCATACAACCTCTCTTCGGCTTCCTCGTATGATAGCTCGGTTTGTCTACCGTAGTTGAACATCTCTTTCTTTGACCACATACCCAAGAAAGCATCTGGGCAAATGGACAGGATAGTAGTAACGGACGGGTAAACGTATTCCTTACCGCGAGCCTTTGCTGGGCTGGTAACGGATTTAAGGAACACGGGATCTTTATCGGGTTCGCATTTATAGTAATGTTGACTCATGATTTCCAGTAATACTCATCCGTATCTCCAAGTCGATATTTATTTCCGTTTTCTACCTGATAATATTCGGTGGAAACCAGAAAGTCTGGGTTCTTTGGCTCCTTTGGGGTCAAGCTGTTGTCGTATACCCGCATACGATTGTTTGGGTACAGCGCGTATTGACCGTTTTCCAACTCCAAGCAATTAAAGGATTTATGTTCGGACGGTACTTCTGCTGTACTGTAGTCAATTTCGTCATTACTGTAGTGGTAGTTGTCCAAAGTAAACAGGTAGGTTGCGGGTACAGAATGTTCCGAACGGGTCAAAATCTCGTAATCCATACTACCGATAAACTGTTTGGATACGCATACTACACCGTAATCCATACAATTCCAAAATTGCAACTCCGGCAAGGTTAAGTCCAACTCCGGTGTCTCCGGTGTGGACACGAACGCTGAAATTGGCAACTTATCGTACAAAGCACCGTACTCTGGTAGGAAAGTTTCAAAGTAGAACGCCCTACCAGGAATTGACTTTGCGGTCACCCAGTACCCTTCAACGAACTCCCCGAACCCATCTTTGAGATCGCGGAGGTATTCTTTTCTAACGTATACTTTGTTAGATGGTATATTACATATTAGTTGAGACATGAGTGTAAATGTATCGGTTTACGTAAATGGATACAAGTTTAATCTCGGCAACCTTCGTGAATGGACACAATGCCCCCTAAGTGTTTCGCTACCACGCTTAACCCAACCGATTCGTCAGTTCGTTCCTAAACAGGTAAATCCCCTTTTGGTTCATCACTCTTCAGTATAGCTCGGCAACCTATCGTTTCATTTGTTCCCAGCCCCCTCCCGCTTGTGGTCGTGGTTAATCCACGAGGCGTAACAATAGCCTTGGGCATATCACTGCGGGTAAACTATAACCTAGATTAGAGAGTTGCGCCATCATTTCGGGGTGACGCTCCCCTAGCTGGCATATCCCCAGCAAACTGTAACTCTCCATTTTATAGGACGTGTCTAGTCCGCCCTGCAAGCCTTTTTTATCTCCCAGTATAGGGTTTGATAAAAAGGACTGTTCTGCATCTTCTTAGAGTGCCTCATGTGTCCGTATGTGATTGAGCTACGATCCCGCCCCAAAGACAAGGCAATGCTTTGGTCACTACTGCCTAGCTCCTCTTTGATGATCGTTGCACAAATGTCCCGTATGTTTACGAGTTCATCCGTACGTTTCGCCCCGCAAATGATCTTTGCAGGTACACCCGTTACGTCCTCTGCGGACTGTATAATGGTTTGTTTGTACTTAATCATAGTATACAAGCTAGGATTACGATGGCAAAACCGCCAACCGCGCAACCCAGCAACATAAGTGAAGAAAAGACGACCCGATTGGTTGCTACATTAAATTCGGTATTCGGTCGAATCTCAGCATCCCTACACCTCTCCAAGTAAGGCAAAGCCTCTCGGTAGGTTACGTCCTCTGCGATTTTCTTACCTCCGCAATAAACGTCGTACATTACTCACCCTCCTCTCTGTTCCATGTTTTATCCCAGTCCACGCGGTCTGCGGAGTCCAGATAAGCCATCTCCATGCCTCTGTACAAGGCACGGGTCGTGGGTGTTACAGCTTCGTCTGCCTTTTTTTGCGCATCGTCAGCTAGTTCAATTAGTCGTTTCTTTGATCCTATCATATTTATCCTTTCTT